GACCCCGTAGAACTTGAACGACCAAACCCGCCGACCGTGGATGATTGCGCAGTCCTCATTCCAGAAAGCGACGACGCACTCCCAAGGATCGTTCCTCCAGCCTGAAACAAGGAAGACGTGAACGCCGAATCCCCGCGAGCCCGCGCCGCTTCACCTTGCGCCGTGTAGTTGGCCGACGAGATCAGATAGCCCCGCGTTTCGCGCTCATAGTTCTCGCGGATCGTTTGCGCGTCCTGATAGCCAGCACCTAGGCTGTCAGCATCCACATCGACAGGCGTTCCGAACGTCGTATCCAGACCGTTCGCCGCAAAGGCTGCAGTCGCCGCAGACCGGGCCTGGGCCACCTGACGCCAGCGGGCCAGCTCTTCCAGCTTCCCACGGTTCTGCGCATCATAGGCAGCGTCACGCTCCATGGTGGCGTTTGCGTTGGCGACGTTCTGTTCGTACTTGCCCTGTTGCTTGGCGGCGTAGCCTTGATAGACCGAAGCGCCGGCAGAAACGACAGTGGCAATCGCAGTCAATGTGAGGGGATCGGCACACACGTTTGTCAGCCCTTTGAGAAACGCACCATCGCGACGCCCCCAACTATCATGGTTTCACTCTCAACCGCAAAGCCCAAGGCTTTCAACACGCGGATCGCCTTGCGATTATCCACGCTGACGATGTTTTCAAGGCGCGGGAAGTCCGACTGCATGGCCGCAATGAACCCAGGCCCCCACTTCAGCCATTGCCGCGCGCCGCGCTCGACCTCATCCGTCGCCAGGAACCACGGCGCCGCACGGGCCGACACGATCGACAGCGGGAGAAGTCCGAACATGGCGACCGGCCTGTCATTGCAGAACACCGTCCAGGCCAGAGTTGAACCGTTCAGGCAGTGGCGCAAGGCCTGCTTTGGCTCCCGTCCAGTGGCGCGACACTCGATCTGGTCGATCAATCGCATCCGTCGCGCAATGCGGTTGACACTTCTTATGTGCGCGGGCTTGACGGTCCACTCGTTCACGGCGCATCCTTTTCAAGCGTCGAACCTGACGCGCTTTAGCTGGAGTCCTGACATGGACAGCGAAACCTTGAAAGCCACCGACGAATATTCCGCGTCGAAAGCTACCCATCCGCGCGTGTCGCTTGACGACATGAAGGCGAAGATCGCCTCCGAAATCTACTTTACGGCTGGCGAAGCTGAACATGCCGTTCGCTGGCTCGCAGGACAAAATGACCACTCGATTGAGGTGGCCCCGTGGTCCCCGGAACACCCGCTTTCACTTCTGACCATCTGCATTCTAGTCATGCAGAATGGATTTACCGTCATCGGCAAGTCGGCACCAGCGTCGCCTGAAAACTTCGACATCGAGAAAGGCAAACGTTTCGCCTACGAGGACGCCATCAAACAGCTTTGGCCCTTGGAAGGTTACGCTTTGCGCGAACGACTTTCGGCCGGATAGGTCAAGCCAGACCAATGACCAGCCCCCGGCCAAAAACCGGGGGCTTTTTACGACCCAGTTTCCAGATCAACCTCAATGCCAAGCACCACCATCGGCAGAGGGTCCGTCTGCTGCAGCGTCACCACCGGCCGACGCCAGTCCGAACCCTCAACGCCATTGGTCTCCACCGCGCCCGTATAGGGCAAAGGCGGCGTCACCGTCAGAAGTTCAGGAGGGACCGGCATGGAGTATTGCGGATTGTCTGTCTTCTTGAGCCCAGCGCCGATAAGGAGCCCAGCACCGAACCCGCAGGTGTTCATAAAGTTGACCGTGGCGTTGGCGACAGACTGACGCCGGTTCTTCGTAGATCCCGCCCCTTGCGCCTCGCCTACCTTGGGAAGCGTCCGAAGCGTCGATACATAGGGTAGGCCGATGACCAGCTTTGTCACCGAGTTTGGAAGCGGCGCAGACAGCTTTCCGCCGACAATCGTTCTGTCACGGATGACCACACCATCAGCCAGACACGCGACGGCGCGACCTTCCATTTCGTCGTAACCGCTGATGTCGTTGAAAGGCGTGTCGCTCTCGACGACCACAGCGCAATCCAGCACGACAGCCGAGGCCAGATCAGACCAGCCCTCCTCCTTCCAAGGAGCCTCAGCAAGGCGCTCGACAAAGCGAACCTGTTCTCCGCCCACGGTGCGACGGATCACGGCATACAGCGTGTCGTCGATCACCTCTGGAACTGAACAGATGCTTTCGACCACCCCATCAGTCTCGCAGAGCGTCCAGCCCCACACGTCCTGCTCCTGTTGCCAGGTCAGGGCCAGCAGCTTCCCATCATCACGCCGCGCCCACAGCACGTTCGCCGGCTGATCGGTCCAGGCCATGCCGAGGATTTGGAATCGGTCGAACAGGTGTTGAGCGAAGACCGAGAGATTATTTCCCCGATAGCCGTCCTTCTCGTAGGTATAGCCGAGCGTATGGATGCTGCTCGCTGCGACCGAGCCATAGAATGCGATGTCCCCCACGACTTCCGGCCGGCATGTCCCGACGCCACGGTGACCTTCAGGCACGGAACGCACAGCCGTTGGCGTGATGGCGCCGCCATCCGTTGAACGGATCGAAAAGATCATGTCCGAGGTCATGACCGTGAGATCCTTCATAGGCACGAGGTGGCGGATCGTATTCACCCGTCGCGCCCTCAGCGCCAGCGCCAGGCTATCCGTCGCGCGCAGAGGCGAAGATCGGTCGAAGTTGAAGATGTCATCCGTCTGGCTTCCGAACAGGGCATTCGGCCGGGTGATCGTGCGACCGACCCACAGACGGCTTTCGTGGAAAGTGACTGTCGCCGGGTTCTGATCATCAGCGAACGGGTTGAACGAGCTAGGCGGGCCAGAACTGAAGTCAGCCAGGATGTTGTCGTCCTTGAATGTCATGAACCCGGCCTTGGCTGATCCAAGATAGCCGAACGTCCCGCTGCGCTCCTCGTAGATGCGATACTCGACAGCCCCAGGATGATCGTCCCAGGTGATGGTGTTGAAGTTGCCCTTCAGGCTCAGATCGTTCACGCCATTGGCGCCGATGCTTTGCTGGCTTTCCTGCCCCGCATCATTCACCGCCGTGACGATGTAGTATTTCACCGTCGCGACGTAATCCGTTCCCGACGACGGATTCGTCACCGTCACCGTCACGCCCGTTGGAGCTGCGATCTGCGTTCCAATCGGCGCGTCGTCGAGAATCCAGTTGTTGTGATCAAAACGGCGCAGGCGCTGCATAGGATGGTTCATGTGCGTGATCACGAACACATCCGCCGTCTGCTCATAGTTGAGCGACGCCAGCTCAGACGCAAGGAAGGGCGTTTCAAGCTCGAAAATGGCAGCAACAGACATTCGGATCGCCCCTAGACTTCTGGCGTGTATTCTGGCTTCGGCGCGTCCGATGGCGGCGTGATCGGAGGCGTCGGCGGATCATCAGGCAATGACGGTGGTGGCGGGTCTTCACCAGGGGGAGGCGGTACCGGATAGCCGCCAGAACCACCCTCCGCATCACCAGCCACGCCGCCCGTGTCGCCCGTGAAGGTGGAAAATCCCGTGGTGTCCATGTCGATGGTGATCGTGTCCGTCGTGACCGACAGCACCTCGCCACGCAGGCCGTTGATCTCGACCATGCCCTCAACGCCGTCGAAGGTCACGATATAGCCGACCTCATAACCATGCGCTGGAACAGTGACGACGGCTGTGGTGGCCTTCGTGATGCCGGTTATCGTCAGCTTCGGCCGAGTGACCAGCTGGCCCCGGTAATAGACGCGCATCAGGTTCGGCGTGAACTCCAGCGCATAGGCGTTGCCCGTCGCGAACACGAAGGGCAGGACAATCGCCGGATCAGCGCTGTCCTTCACCGTGTCACAGAGCAGGAAGCCGGGACGGTTGTATTGACCACCCTGAGCCAGGCCGAGCGTGTTCCGCGCCAGAGACAGCGCCGTGGTGTACTTCGCCACGTCCCAGCGCGCAGCGACGGCCTCGGAGACCTCGCCACCAGCAAAGGACGGATAGGACGCGCGGAACGTCATTCAAGCGCCTCGAAATGACCCATCAGGGCAGACGGCACGAAGTCATCACCGTATCGGTTCTTGTTGCGATTATGAGACCGCGCCAAGGCGCGATCACGAAATACCTCAGCCTCTTGCATCAGGCGGTTCTTCGCGGCAGCATCCCGCTTGATCGGTACAGCCAGTCGCGAGGCCAGCGTTAAGGCCAAGGCGCGCTCAAAGGTCTTGGACAGGCGGGCATACGCAGGATCGAGCGTGACGTACTCAAGAACCACGTCCTCGCCCAGCGCCCACAATGCGCCATCCGCAAAGCTGAACTCCTCGCTCTGACCAGCGAACGGCTCGCCACCCCACCCGTCGTACCAAAGACCGACCGAAAGCGGGACGGCCATATCTGCCGGCGCCTGGAACCTGTAGCGCCAGTAGCGGGCAGTATCAGCCTCTCCGAGCTTCGTCAGGCGAAGGCGCCGAACCCCAAAGTCCCAAGCCCCGGCCTCCATGACCTCCCCTAGAGCCTGGGGAAACTGGCGCCGGCAAATTTGAGCGGCAATCGTCGTATCGTCGAGAGACACCAGCGGATCAGCCGGGATCTCATCAAGCGCGAGATTGCAAAACTGAACAGAGGAAAGCGTCATCATGTCACCAAGTATACGGCGTGGGGCCGAGGCCGAGGCTGGGATACATCTGCCATGCTTGGGTTCCGTCCCAGTAGATGATTTGGGTGCATGTACTCGCGGCAGGAGTCGCAGGACCGTCGGTGCTTGAATAGTTGTTTCTGGAAAGCCCCGTATATGGAACCTCCCCGCCGCCGAAGTTAATGCGGAAATACAGACGTCTGCCACTGCTTATTTGGGCATCAATAGCCTGTGGCGTCGGCATACCGTGCCGAATAATAGCAGATACGTTTGAATCCCCGCCCTCAAAATAGCTGTTCCAACTACTTCCCACCATCGAAGGGAACGCAGAAGTAGCCGTGGTAATGTACGCTCCGTGAAGTGCTGACGACTCTCCGAAGGTTGCCTCTCCTTGCGTCGCCAGCCCCGTTATATGCTCCACGAAGTCGGCGTAGGTCTTGGCCGCAGGGGCGGAAGGCCCATAAACAGACCTCAATCCCAGGCTCAAGCCGAGATCAATCATCAGTACAGCGCCAGAACTTCGGCCGCAGTTCCGGTAGCGCGGACGCGGCTCGCGGCGATGGGAATGACAGTGAACGCAGGCACAGCAGCCAGATCAATCGTCGTCCCTGCCAATGTCACGAACGACACATTGCCAGCCGTGCGCGTCATCAAAGACCTGGCAGGACCGTTCGTCAGATTAACCGTATCGCTCAGGTTCGCCACCTTAGCGTCACTGGCGGGGCCAGACGTTCCACGCGAGGGGGTAATGGGAGAGGGCATGATCAGCTCCAGAAGAAAGGGCGGCAACCGTAGTCACCGCCCTTGGTATCACAAGACGGCGAAAAGCGTTACTTCTTCTGCGCCGCAGCCAGGGTCTTGGCGAGGTCGTCACGGCTGGCCGTAGCGTCGAAATCAACGCCAAGCTCAGTCAACTTCGTGGCGATCTGCGCCTTGCTCAGCGAGCCGCCTGCGCCGCCATCCTTGTCATGGTCGAGTTGCGGCTTCGGAGCCTTGCCGCCGTTCTTTCGGCGCTCAAGCTCAGCCTCAAGCTCTTCGACGGACATATTGCCGATAGGGGTCGTCTTGGCGACGCCCTTGTGATTGGCGACAGCCTCAAGCTGTTCCAGATCCTCCGGCGACATGGCGTCCAGTTCTTCCACGGAATACAGCACCCCGCCGACGAAGCGCTGGCGACGCGCGTTCTTGGCGCCGATGGCGTTGTCCTTGGCGGCCTGGGCGCGCACGTTCTTTTCAAGAACCTTGTCCGCCTTGTCTTGCGGGGTCTCTTCGGTCTTGTCTTCAGCCATGACAGGCCTCCCTCATACAGGTGAAAGAATAGGGTGAAGCCGAAGCTTCACCCTATCAACGCAGATCAGCCCCGACCGGTCCAGTACGTCGGTTGATCGTCCAGCGGAGTCGGCGTGTCGGTGACGAAGCCGGCAGTGATCGCGCCGGCCGTCATCGGGCCGGTGGCGACGGTATAGGTGGCACCCAGGAAGTTCTTCGACTGCTTCGGAATGTCGATGTCCACGAGGAACTTCTTGCCATCCGGGATCAGGGCGGCCTTGCCGATGGCCGCCGTGGTGTACAGCGTCTCGGCGTTGGTGGTCAGTGCGGCATTGTCGGCCTGCACCAGGGCGATGGTCAGCGTTGCGGCGCCCGCAGCCGTAAAGGCCGTATCGACCTGCACATAGAAGCGCAGGCGTTGACCACGACCGAACCGAAGTCCAGTCATCGCGATCACATCCGTCGAATTGGCGGTGGCGGTGATCGCCTGGGCGTCCGAAAGCGTCAGCTCACGATCCGTAATCATTTGCTCTGTTCCTTCAGATAGAGCGAAAGGGGAAGGGGGTCAGCGAACCAACCCCCTCACGATCAGACGACGCGCGCCTCATCAACGTTCAGGCCGTCCAGGCGACGGACAGGGATTTGACCGAAGGCGGTGACGCGTTGGCCGCCGATCTCAGTGAAGCCCATGTTCGTGCGCTTGGCGAAGTTCGTCTGACGGCGAGCCCAGGTAGCGAGTTCGCGCGGCAGATAGAACGAGGCGTTGACCCGGTTCAGCACGTCGTTTCCGGCGCCGAGACGTTCTTCCGCTTGGATCATCAGATCCTCAAGGAAGGCGCCGCCGTCAGCAACGTCGAGGTTCAGCGTGTCCATGTCGATATTCGCGATGCGGACGACATAGCGCGGGTCAGCGATGGACAGACCAACATCCCACGACCAGCGGTCGCGATAGCCGAGGTAGGTCGCACCGGCCGTCTCGCCATCCTCGATCGGATCACCGATGGGATAGCCGTCTTCAGCGAGCTTGACGTTGGTCGTCTCGTCGAAGTGCTGCAGGCCCATGTGATCGTTCTTGGGAACCATGCCAGACACGTATTCTTCGTGCCAGCCGACCAGCAAGATCGAACGCAGGTTCGTTCCGGTGCCGCCCGCCGAAATGACCTGTTCGTTGGCGAGTTCGTTGTAGCGCGGCATGAAGCCGGTGAACTTGGTGTCATCCGCGAACTCGTTCCCGTACAGAAGGCATTCCACGAAATCATCGTGCATTCCTTCGATGTGCGGGATACCCTGGCGCCGACGATACTCGGCCGGGTTTTCCGACATGATCGCCAGCTTGCGGTCAACCGAGCCGCGCTGTTCCAGGAAGGCGGCGGTCTCATCCTTCGGACGCGAAGCGCCCTTGGTGGCGAGAACGCCCTTGTTGATCCGGCGCCAGGTCGAACGGGGCTTGGCAGTCCGGACAGACACGCGGTCCCCGGTCAGCAAGTTACCGCGCTTCCACGCCATGTCATCCATGATCGGAGAGGCGTGTTGAAGCACCTCCGCGATATGGACTGCCGATCCATCCGGATTCAGGTCGTTGACCAGATCCGTGAGGCTCGGAATGCTCGCATTCCGGATAGCCATGTCATTCCTCCTACCGCCTCACGGCGTATGAGCTTCAAAAAGACCCCTAGCGTCTCACGACGTATGGGCCGGTTTACCCCCGACGCTGTTTAGGCGGCAGGAATACGTCGTCGTACATCTTGTGGCCCTTCGCAGGTTGCGCGGCCTCCGATGTATGAATGGTTCCGTCTGCGATCTCGGCCGCCGCCTTGGCGAAGGCTTTCACCAGACCAGGGTTGTTCCCCAATCCGCTATCATCCATGAAATCGCGGTGCGGATTGTCGCCAGGCTTTTCGCCCTTGGGTCCGAAATAGCGATCCATGAATGTGCCAGCCAGCTGCAAGGTTCGGTCGTACTTGGCGCCGCCGAAATCAGGATCAGCGCGGACCTCGTTCGCCCATTGAGCAACCAGGGCTGCACGGTTGTCATCGATCTGCTGAACGGCCGCAGCGGCTTGCCGCTCCATGATCCCTGAAATCATCGGGCCGAACTTGTCGATGATCACCTGGGCCTTCTCAGGCGTGTCCGCGCCAAGCTCACGCAGGATCGGCGTCGCCTCATTCAGCGCAGTCTCATCCAGCGCAGCGAAACCCTCCGGAGCCTTCAGGCCTTCGAACGGCGTCGCGTCCGCTTCAGCAGGCTCGCCGCCTTCAGCAGCGTCAGCAGCCGGGGCATCGGGATCGACAACAGAGTCAGCAGCGCCATCGGCGGCGGGGGCGTCAGCGGTTGCGCCGCCCAAGATCGACTTGGGGGCCTCAGCGGCCAGCGCAGCGGCGGGGGGCGTGACGACTTCAGTCTCGACGGCGGGAGCCGCCTCACTCGGGATCTCGGTCGTCAGTTCTGTCGTGTCGGTCATTTTTAGCCTTCTCTAGGGATTTGGAGCGCTCAACCATCAAGGCGACCATGATCGTGTGA